CCATGAACACTCAAATTCTTGCATAAACTCATCTTCACCCATTTGTTTTTTTGCAGCTTCTAATTCTACAGCATCTACTACACCTGTTTCACTTGCACGATAGATAGCTCTATGCCAATCAGGTTCATGTTTAGCATCTTCATATAATTGCCAGAATTGATTTCTACCTTTTGGTGTACCAATAAATATTGCCCAACCTTTTCTATCAGTTAAGGCAGGTCTTATAACTTCACTCCACATTCTAGGAGACATATCTGCATACTCATCCATTACACAACCATCTAAGAATATTCCTCTCAAGGCATCTGGGTCATCTCCTGCACCATACAATCGGATACGACTACCATTAATTAAATCTACTCGTAGTTCGGATTGGTTTACTTTAGTACCAGGAATGTTTTTTGTATAATATAATAAATAATCCCAAGCCACAGCTTTTGCCTGTCGGTAGTACGGAGCTATGTAGGCATATCTACCATCTTTTCTTTCTGTTTTTATTTCTAATGCTTTACGTAATATTTCTGTTATAGCATAAACAGATTTACCCCAACGTCTGTGTGATACACAAATCTTAAATCGTTTATCATTTTTATGTAAGTCTGCTTGTTGTGGTCTGGGTGTGTATGGTATAGTTATGTGCATATTACCACTTTACTTTGTTAGCCCAGAACGCTGCACTCATTTTTCCTTTTGATATATTTTTTGCGTGTCGTGCTTTGAATGATTGAGACCGAGGTGTATTTTTTTTATCACCAGATACTCCTTGTTGCCCAAAACGTATTAGTTTTTTTTTACCATTTTCTGATGCTAATACTACATGAGATTTTGTAGGATGTTTAGGTGTGCGTTTAGGTTTATTAACACCATCTAACTTTACACCCCTATAGTCTATACTCATGCGTTTTTAGCTTTACCTTTTGCTGTTTTAGATAAGTCTTTAAAGTGAAATAATTTAACACTGGTTTTACCATGTGTCTTACCAGAGTGTAAATCTCCGTTAGGCATTTTATGGCTATTGCCTTTAAACAAAGAACCATCTCTTTTATAATGTTTTACACCCTTCATGATTTTTTCTTCGCTTTCTTTTTACCCATAGTACCGATTACTACTCGTACTTTTTTCTTCATAGGTTTCTTCTTAGTCATTTTTTTATTGCTACCATATCCGTAATTCATTATGTACTCCTTTTTTTCTTTTTTATTTTATTTGCAATTTTCTTAAAGATACCTTTAGCTGGTGCACCCTTTTGTCCTACTTTACGCATCTTCTCACCAGACCCTGCTGCTATACGTTTTCTTTTTGCGTTAATATTAGAATATAATCCTCGTCTAGCCATGCGTTAATTTCTCCTTTACTACTTCAGCTTCAATCGGTTTCTTATCATCTAAATTAAAACTTACTGTTATATTATTAGGTAATCCTTCATGCTCTACAGTTTCTCTAAAACCTGCCTTCGTCTTAGCTAAAAATATTGCCGATATCGTATCACCCTTCATAGCTTTCTTATACAACTGACTACCAATAGACATCACCAACTTCTCTTTACCAGCATCTAACTCATGCCTAAAATATTTCCTGAGGGTAGTAACATCACAATTCATTAACTTCGCTATCTGTGCCTGATTTAATCCAAACCCAACAGCCAACTCTACTTGATGCCTGTTCTCTTCATTTGGTTCAAACTTAGGTCTACCACCTTTAATTGCTACAGTCATACAACAACATATAAATAACTAATCACCATATGTCAAAACCTTTTTTGTTTTTTATAGTTTTACTAGCAGTAAACACTTATTTTATACCCCAAAATTATTTAGAAATAGCCAATAGGTTGTAAGGTGTTGTTTAGTATGTGGGTACTATATGCCTTTAGATTAGCACCAGTACCACCCCACATCCGTTTATTATAAAAAAAATTTAAAAATAAAAAACTCTATGGGTCCCACTATAGCCCTGTAGCTTATGCATATAAATATTATTAGTTATGTATTACATAACATTTAAACACTAAGCATAAAAATATTTGTCTCTATAGTTTACCGTATGTAAACATTACAAGGTAGTTGCTTATGATTATACCTATATGTATTAATACGTTCATAGCTTAGATATAAAGCTCATAGAGTTACTATGCCACTAATTAAGGTATAATGTAGTTAGGTTCTTTTTTATCTGAAGAGGAAGCTATCTTAATATATATTTGAATACCTAACCCTTACAAACCCTTATTAGCCTTATATTTCTTTTTCTTATATATTCTTTTTATATAGTTAGTAGTTTATAGTTAATAGATAGTAAGCTATGGGTATATACTACAGTATGTATAGAATACTAGATAACTAGGGTATTTAATAAAATATTGAATTACATAGTATTTAATTAATTGCTTAGAGATTATTTAGTTTTTTTATTATGCCTTATATGTATTGATGTAGGTATGTTTTATAATAACGCAAATCTAAATACTATTATTGTTTAGTTGCTCCCCATTTTACTATTAATAATTATTAGCATTTAGTTTATACTTTTAATTTATTAGGTGTTTACAAAATGTAAACTAGTATGCTAAGATGTTTATATTATTAATTAATTGGAGTTTAAAATGTTAGATAAAGAAATTAAAAAAGATATTAATAGATTATTAAAAGATATAAAATTTAATATGAATTTAAAATTTGGTGGAAAAATAAATTTAGACCAAATCAAATTCGATTGTGAAATGATAGGTTATTATATTAAATTACAAACAAAAAGAACCTATAAAATTTAATGCTTCTTAATGGGGTACTATGTACCCTTTTGAGAAGTATTATATACTTCAATTTGTATTAATTATTCTGGAGGTAAACAATGCAAACTATTATTAATAAAGATGAGTTGCTACACATTAGCAATTTAAGAAATACTAAACTAGACAAGCTTTATGCTATTGGCACTAATACCACTAGCAACCCATATTGTATAATTAAGAATAAGCCAAATAGTAAAGTTAAAATTAATAAATATGATAAAGCCAAAAATATTAATTTAGATAACTATGTAAAAATATGTAAACATTATAAAGCTACAAAATTCGCTTTATGGTCTAAAAGAAAAGATATTATACAAGCTTATTTTGATAAACATAAAAAACCTAAAAATTTAATATTAATCTATTCGAATGATACTATTAATAAGCCAATAGAAAAGCCATTCGGATATTTTGACAAAGTTTTTAATGCCGTTAGTAAAGACAAATTTATAAATAAACAAAATTGTACAGGTCAAAAGTGCATTGATTGTTTAAAGTGTTATAATTTTAGTAAGTCTTTAAAGAATAATATTATATATGAAGCCGTCAAAGGTAAAAAATTAGATAATGGTAGCATATGTAAAGCTTGTTATTCTCATAAGGCTATAAATTTTAGAAAGCATACTATGGTTAGCCCACTTGAAAAGAATAGCCGATTATTAAAAAAGCCATTAAGTAAATTACAAATACAAGCTTTAAATATATTACAATTTTATTTTAGGTTTAACCATCATGGCGAGTTATTAGATAATTAATTTTTAACTATGGGATTATTTAGTAATCCCATTATTAAGAATTATTTTATTCTTATTGTACTAGTCAATTACTAGTAAATTAAATGGAGTAACACAATGCAATATAATAATATTACAAAAGATATAAAAAATGTTTTAAAAAATGAATTAAAACAAAAGCAAATAATAGAAAAATATAAGTTTAATAAAGCTATGACTTATAAAGGCTATTATAAACATTATCAAACAATTGCTTCTGTTGGATTATTTACAATAATTCTACAACTAATAATTATTATTCAATTACTAACTAATGGAGTTTAAAACAATGCAACAATTTTTTAAATCATTAAATAAAAGAGAACTTGGAACTTGGATAAAACAATTTACAAGCTATGACTTATTAAATCAATTTATAGATAATGCACCAAGTGAGCAAGATATAGAACTAGCAAAAAAGATTTATAAAGAAAAATAAATATTTTATGAAATACTTTTAAATTAAAGTATTTTGTTAAGTATTCATATACTTACTTGCTAAATAGCTATCAAGTAAAACTAGCTTATAAAAATTGGAGTAACATAAAAATGACATTAAAAATAAATAAATATAATGAATTAGTTGAAGAAATAGTAGGCGATAATTCAGATAATAGATATAACCAAAAAGAAATTATAAAAGAAATTAATAGATTAAAAGATATAGAAATAGTATTTAATGACACTAAAATTTCTAATTATGAAAAAGCTTATAATGTATTAATGGATTATTTTGATTATATACCAGAAGATGAAAAAGAAAATTTAGATAAACAATTAAAAGAGTTAGGGCTATGAGTAAAAAACTTACTATAAATGACATAAAACAAAAAATAAATAGTATAGAAAATAATTATTATAAAGGTTATAACCAAAGTGAGGAGTGGTGGCGAATTACTGGAGAAGTACACCCAACAGATAGAAGGCTTTGGACTTACTACCATAATTTATTAAATAAAAAAGTAAGTTAAAAAAAAATAAAAAGGCTTGTAATGTTTTATAATTGCAAGTCTTTTTTTATGTTTGTATATAACATTAAAAATAAAGTTAACTAACAGTTGACAACATAAAATAAATTTATAATAATAAAAAAGAATAATAAAAAAAATATTATTGACGATTTTTTCAACCTTAATCATTGGAGCTGATTATGTTTAAAAAAGACATAAAAAAAATTAAGAACGGATATTGTGAATTAAATTACAATACAGACAATGCAGATTGGACTGTAAAAACTTATAAGATAATAGAAGAAAAAGTTTTTATTAATTTTACTAATGCACAAATAGAATATGAAAAAATAGGGAGCAATAAATGAGTATATATTATGACAACATAAAAATAACTTATGTAAAAACAGAACCAACATATTATGACGATAAAACAAAGAAACATATAAAATATAAAACACCAAAAATTACAAGGAAAGTATTATTTGAAGATAGTTGTTTTGATATTGGAGAACTTTATTTGTTTATCAAAAATTGCCATGATAGAGGTTACGAAGATTTACAAGTTTCTTTTAACAGTAAACATGAATTATATTAGGAGGATTAACAATGGGAGCATATAAACAATATTGTGTTGACCAAGAAGAAAAGTTTTTTGATTTAGTTTCAGACTTGATGAAGGAATCAGAATCTATTCATGAGTTTTATGGCAAATTAGAGGCACGTCAAAAAGAAGGTGAATTATTAAGACCAGATACTATGACTGTAGCTGAATTTGAAGAGCAAGCAGAAGAGGTATATAATGAAGTATGGAGTGATTATAACTAATGCAGTTTTTATTATATGGAGTAATTATTAGTAACTTAATAGTTACTCTATATATAATTTTATTAAGTATGTAAAGGAGCAACGAATGATAAATGACACAATAACCAATATGTTTGACAAGTTAAATAAAACATTTAAAGAAATAGAAAATATAGATATAAAAAATATTTCTCAATTAGAGTTTCAAATTGAAGTAAAAAATTTACAGTTAAAATTTTATAAGAGTGAGCAAAATGACACAAATAAATAAATTAGTATCAAATTTAGAAAAAGCATTAGAAGAATCAGACAAAGCATTAAAATCTGCTACTGAATTGTTAACTAAAATAGAAAAAAAAGATAAAGAAAGAATAGAAAAAAGATTACAAAGTATTGATACCCTACATACTATATGGCTACATAAAAAAGAGGGTATAAATGACTAAAAAAATATTGAAATTTGAAATAAAAAAAGAAGGCAAAGTTAATACGATATCAAGAGCGATTCCAGTAACTACAAGTAAAAAGAAAACTACGTTGCTGCCGATATTGACTTTGAGCAGCTTTATTAAAAAAAAAGGAAAAAAAGATGGAGAGTAGAAAGTTTAAAAATATAGAAATAAAGTTTAGTGAAGGCAATCATCAATATTATGTTAATGACGACAATAAAAAGATTAGACCTGCATCAGTATCTAAAATAATAAAGCCTGGAAATGAATTTTCTATTGGTGCTTTTGCAGGTCGTAAAAATTACATAGAAACTATGATAGAAGAGTTGCCAAAAGATGACTTGTTTAAAGATATTCCATTAATAGATTTACAAGAAAAATTATTTGAATGTAAAAAGATGGCAGAAAATAAATGGACTGACCAAGCATTAATTGGAAGTGCCGTACACGATTGGATTGAAGGATATTTAAAAAATAATATGGCAGAGCAAGGGTATTATAAAGGACATGATGAAAGAGCAAACCATATTAGAAAGTTACAATATCCTATGTATGAATATTTAAATAAAAATATAAGAGAAGTTCATGCAACCGAGCAACTTGTTTATGATAATTCTATTTTACCTTATGCAGGGAAATTTGATGCTTGGATAGAACATGCCGAGCATGGAGAATGTTTAGTAGATTGGAAAACAGTTACAAAAAAAAGCAATGGTAAATTATGGAGAATACAACTTTGTGGCTATATGATGGCTATATGTAATGAAAGAAACATTGACCCTTTTAATCGGTTAATTGTAGCAATAGATAAAGAAACTTATACGATTCAAGAGCATCTTTATGACGTTGATAGCTACGCAGAAGATTTGCAAATATGGAAAAACTATTTGCAGATACATTCTTTTCTTAATGAAAAGAAGTAATGGAGCAACTTATAAATAAACATGGAGGGTTAGTAGTCAACATTTTCTCTACGCAATGTAGATTGTTGCTCCAGCTACTACCCTCCACCCAATAGGAGATTAAAATGCAGATAACAGTAAGTAAAATAAATCCACCTAGACCTGGCGACCCAGAAAAAGGTTGGAAACCAACAAAAAACTATCAGATATTTGACGAATCTTCGACTAAATTTTTAGCTAGTCAAGATAAAGGTATAGGTAGTGTACAAGTAGGAGATGTTATTGAAATACAAACTAGCCAGCCTGATAGATATGGTAATGTTTATATCCAATCATTTGAGCCTAGTAATGTAACCGACATTAATCAGGATATGCAAAAAATAAAACAGACGTTTCCTGATTCTAAAGTGGTTAGTAATTACTCTACAGTACAACCTAGTGCATCAAGTAACACTATGACACCAAAAGACTTTCTAATAGTGCTACAGAGCTGCTGTAATAGGGATAGCACACTAACTGCTGACCAAAAGTTAAAGTTTATATTAGATAATTATAAAGCAGGTATGGAAGCAACTCATAATAGGCTATCTAATGCAGAGGACAGTTTTTAATGGCTAAACGATATTCAAATAAAAAGCACGTTGAATATGTAAGCAACCTAGACTGTTGTATAGCAGAGCATTTTCAAAGATTAAAAGAAAATGGTACGTTACCGAAGGATAGGGCAAGTTGTGGGGATTTTAATATACAAGCCCATCACTTGCTTAAACCTTATTATAGTAGCCGAGGTATGAGTTTAAGAGCAGGAGATAAAGACGTTATACCTTTATGCTTTAAACATCATACTGAGTTACATAGAAATGGTAATGAATATAATTTTTTTGAAAAAGTAGTATGTAATTCTAGGTTTGGAATTATTACTGCACAAAAATGTTGGGAAGAAAGCCCATATAACAAGGAGCAACTAAATGACAAAGAAACTGACACAAAAAGATAAAGTATTAGCACATTTACAAGAAAATAAAAAAATAAATCCTCTTGAAGCTTTGAATCTATATGGTTCATTTCGTTTAGGAGCAATTATTTTTACATTAAGAGAAGAAGGGTACAACATAGAAACTAAAATGAAAAATAATGGAGTAAAAAAGAATCATTTTGCAGAATATCATTACAAAGGTGATGGTAAACAAATGGATATAATGGATAGAATAAACAGTGATAACTAGAGAATGGTTACTAAGTAGACATCATAGTGGTAAGTATTTATGCCCAGAGTGTAGTCATTCAAGAAAGAATAAGCACGATAGATGTTTAAGTGTAACGATTAAAACAGAAGGTGTGGTGTATTATTGCCACCATTGTAACGCAAAAGGAGGAGAATTTTATGACCAAACTAACAGCAGAAGTAATACAGTTCGCAGCACAGAGGGGGATAAGCCAGAAAACTCTCGAAGATTTAAGGGTACAAGCAGGAAAAGGGTCATATGGTGATAGAAACTTAGAAAGCATTGTATTTGGTTACTATAATTTAGAAGGTAAAAGAGTAAATTATAAAGCTAGAGCTATATCAGAGAAGATATTTAAACAAGAAAAAGGGGGCGAACAAAGATTTTACAATTTAGATAATGTTTTGAACTCTAATAAGTTAAAAAACAATACTATTTTTATTGTAGAAGGAGAAATGGATGCACTAGCACTCTATGAAGGAGGTTTTGATATAGATTCTATCCTAAGTGTGCCAACAGGTGCTGTAGCATCACCTACAGAGCAACCAGAAGCATCTAGGAAGTATCAATATGTATTAGATGCACTAGACCAAGGTTTAGACCAAGCTAATTGTTTTGTATTACTGACAGATGCAGATGAACCAGGATTAGCACTACGTCAAGACTTAGCTTCGATACTAGGTCATGGTAAATGTAAGTATTTTGATTGGGATGGTGTTAAAGATTGTAATGAAGCCTTACTTAAATGGGGTAAAGATGATTTAAAATGGACAATTAATGAAGGATTATGTGATTATCCATTAGAAGGCATTTATTCTTTAGATGATATACCACAACCTGCAAAGATTAAGTTGTTTAATCCTATGTTTGGATGGAATGATAAGGTTATGCTTGGTATGGGTATGGTGTCTGTGCTTACTTCATTTCCTGGACATGGTAAGACTTCTTTTTCTACACAGTTATGGACACAAATTGCCAAAGAATACAAGATTAATATAGGTATGTACTCTGGAGAAACTAGGGTGCGACCATATATACAACGTAACATTAGAACATTTTATAATAAAAAATTAGAATGGGAGCAATCAGATGAAGAAAAAAATGAAGCTGATAATTTTATTAGAAAACACTTTGTATTTCTTAATCATCCTAACAACAGTCCTGACTTTGACTGGATGTGTGATAGGATACAAGATATGAAATCTAGGTACGGAATTAGTGCCTTTATACTCGACCCTTGGAATAAACTTAGCACACCTGAATTTGGTAAAATGTCTGAAACATTATGGATAGGTAAGTGTTTAGACCATCTTACTACTTTAGCTAAACTATTAGATATACATATTATGATACAAGCACACCCTGCTAAACCAGATATGAAAATGGGTAACTCTGCACCGACTGCTTATCAAATTGCAGGTTCTGCCCATTGGTTTAATAAACCAGACCATATATTTAGTCTTTGGCGACCTAAGTTTGAGAATGAAGATGGGTCAAGATGCACAGAAAGTTTATTAACTGTTTGTAAAACTCGTTATGAAGAGTTAGGATATCCAAGAGTATTAGATATACAAATGAATTTAGATAATGGTTGCTTTGAATCATACGAAAAAGAGAAGCCTATTAAAAAAAGTAAGATAGCAAAACATTGGAACGATTTAGATGACTAGGAGGTCAATATGGAGTTTTTAATTATATATACAATAATCTATACCTTTATAGGTTTACAGAACTCAGGAATATTATAATGAGAGTATTATCTTTAGGTGCAGGAGTACAAAGCAGCACAGTAGCATTAATGATTGAGTATGGCGAATTACCCATGGTCGATTGTGCAATATTCGCTGACACTCAGAATGAACCTAAATACGTGTACGATTGGTTACAATATTTAAAAAATAGAGTTTCTTATCCTGTGCATATTGTATCTAAAGGTAATTTAAAAGAAGATATGTTATCTAGTAAATATAAATTTTTAGCAATACCTACATATACCATTAATAGTAAAACAGGTAAGAAAGGTTTTACTATGCGTCAATGCACTAATGAATATAAAATACAACCTATTTATCAGAAAATAAGAAGGTTATTAGGTTTAAAAAAATACCAAAGAGTACCAAAAGGTACAATGATAGAAATGGTTATAGGTATATCCAGAGATGAAATGGTAAGATGTAAAGAAAGTAGATTACCTTATATTAAAAATGATTATCCTTTAGTATTTGATAAGAAATTTAATAGAGGTGATTGCATGGAATGGTTGAAAAATCATAATCACCCATTACCTAAAAAATCTGCCTGTACTTTTTGTCCTTATCATTCAAATGATTTTTGGTTAGATATTAAAAACAATGATAAAGAAATGTGGAAAGAAGTAGTAGAGGTAGATAGAAAAATTAGAAATGCTACTAGAAAACCAGAAGATGAAGTATTTTTACACAAATCTTATGTGCCTTTAGAAGAAGCTGATTTAGACCCTAACAAAGACCAAATGGATATGTTTAATGATATATGTGATGAAGGGATGTGTGGAGTATGAGTAAGTATATTATAAATTATAAAATGGAGTTTAAGACTAGACCTACTAAATTTGAAGTACAAGATAAGTTATGGAATTTATTAGCTAAAGGTTTTGTTTTAAGAACAGTAGAAGAAAACGATTATTATGTAACTAGAAAAGAAGTAATATGAAATGGTTAAAAGGAAACCAATAAAAAAAGATAATACCAGTAGCCACTGGAAGAAACTTATACATTTAAAAATGTGTAGCTTTTGTGATAATGCAGCAGTTCAGTATCATAAATTAAAATTTTACTGCAAAGAATGTTATGAAAAATTAATTAAGGAGATAAAATGATTATAGAAAAGATTATGAAAGAAAATAAAATGAACTTAACCCAAGTATCAAAAGAATTAGAAATATCTAAATCTTATACAAGTATGCTTTTATCAGGTGATAGAAGAGCTAGTATAAATTTACTTAAAAAAATTAAAGGTAAATATAAATATTCTTGGAATACAATTATGGAGGAAGTATGAATTGTTATAGTTGTGGCACAGAATTAATATGGGGTGGCGACCATGACTGTGAAGAAGATGAAGAACATAATATAGTAAGTAATTTAAGTTGTCCTAAATGTGATGCTTTTGTTTTAGTATACTGGGATAAAAAAGAAGAATTAAAAAAGGAGCAAGTATGAAAGAGAAATTATTTGTATTTCCATTCTACCCTTTGCAATGGCTCACAGATTGCTCTGTGTTAAATTTAGAGGAGAAAGGTGCATATATAACTATAGTGTCAACAATGTACTTACAAGACGATTGTAGCATCTTTAAAAGGCATATACCTAGTATATTAGGGGTAACTGAATTTAAAGCTAATAAGATTATGCACAATATAGAGCCTATGTTGTTAGATAAAGGAGATAAATATAGTCAAAAGAAAGTATTAGAAGTAAAAAAGCAAATAGAGCAAAGAAGTGAAATGGCTAGGCAAAAGGTACAAAAAAGATGGAATAATAAACCAAAGGTATATGTTAATAAAAAGATAGATAAGTTTTCATCTATAAGTGCTGCTGATAGAGCTAGGAAAATGTTAAATAATGGCTATGAATAGTACGAACTAGGGGGTTTATAAAATTTAAAACAACAACGTTACATATAGTAATTTATCCCCAAATTTTTATCTACAACTTGTGTTTGTTAATAAAACCCTAGTCCGTTTGACAAGCATACACATACTAATATAAGAATCAATCTTTTTCTATTATCCAGTTATCTTTTTGTAATTGATAGTCTAAATATAATTGTGTATCTGCATATCCTCTGCCCTCATTTAAGCAGATAAGATAGTATTTAGGCTCATATAGTTTGCAAGATTTATCGTCTCCTTCTACTGGATGAGCTAATACAAACTTTATAGTGATACCTATAGCTACTACTACAAACAATATTACTGCTATTCCTATCATAGCCATTCTAACCATATCATAAATTTCTTTTTGTTTTTTCATCTTTTTAGCTTTTGCTTCTTTTATAGCTTCTTTACGAGCATCTATTCGTTTTTTTCTTTCTTCTAATATGTAAGACCAAGTACCATGACCAAATCGGTGGTCTATTAGTAATTTCATTTCATATAATGCTTCTTGTGCTAATCTAGCATCTATAATTTCTTTAGCCACATTCTCAGTTGCAAAAGGGTCTGCTCCTTTTTTTTCTCTTGCTTTAATTACTTGTTTTTGTCCTTCAAAAGCTTTTTCTACATGCCCTACTAAATCACCAATATCTTGGGCTGTTGCTATATTACTCTTGATGAAATCTACTGATTTTTTTACTAATGCAATTCCTGTAAGAATTGATACTGGGTCAACCATTATGCTTCTCAATGAACCTATCGAGTTTAACTTCTAGTCTTAATACTAGCTCTTTAATCTCTCTTGTTTCATTGTGAAGCTCGGATTTTGTGGCATATTCTTTTCCTAAATCTTCTCTA